CGCCTTCGTACCCGTGATGGATAACTCTGGACAGTACCTTTTGATTTGCACTGTATTGGTGCACTAATCACAGACCTGAATCCTGATGATGCCGTCTATCGTCTGTGATCCACTCGTGTCACACTCAACCCTGACCCTGTAGTTGCCTGGAGTAGAGCATTCAGCTATAAACTGTACTGCGTTCCCTATAGATACTGTTGCGCCATTGATTGATATAGCTGCTGTGTTCACAGCCTTTGATGATAGCGTCATCTCTGTGGTGTCCACCTCTACAACAGTAGGAGGGCTTGATAGTGTCTCCCCGCTATCAAGCTTCTTGACCATAGACACAGCTATAGCCCTTACCTCATTAACAGATATCTTGTGTATCTGTGGCGCTGTCTCAGTCATCCTGCAAACCCCGTGAAAGATCGGCGTTTCTGTGCTGCCTTCTCATCAGCTTCAGCATCAGACAGCAGGCCAAAAGCTTTAACCGTAAAGGAGTTGTCACCAGCATTGGATTTAGCCTTTCTCCCTGCTATGCGTAGGAACTGAGCCATCTGCAAGGCGGTGTGATAGTCCACTGTGATAGGCACGTTCCCTAGCTCAATGGTAACCAGCTCACCTTCTGCATACACCTTATATGGTTGGTTGTGTAGGATGGCCATTGTTATGCTTTAGCTTCCCAGCGTTTAATCTGAAGGCGGCGATAATCAAGGTCATCTTGATCTTCTGTGGTCTTGTGTACTTTCGCTTCTAACTTGCGGCAATGCTCAGACCACTGAACAATATTCTTTTCTAGTAGCCCTTCTTTGCTGCCTTTCATTTCATTCATTCTTTCTTTAGTCAGTTTCATAGCTCTAATCCAAAGTAATATCGAGGGCTCCAATAGCAAACTGAGGATTAACCCCGTTGCTAATGGAGAGGTCTGCTCCAAGATCAGCATGTATTCTTAACACATCACCCGTAGCGATTAATCCAATACCACAATGTACTGCTGTCTCATCGGCCCCCGCTGTTTTCTCACCGAACTGAATAAGGGCTGCGTTAGATGCCGTACCACCAGAGCTAGTCCATCCAGCGCCAGAACGAGCAACGGTTTGTCTCGCGTACCCGGTGTAAGCGCACTGGTTAGCAGTCAAAAGGGTATCGGTGTCAGTGAGTGCCACCGTATGAAGCGATAGCTGACAACTGCCTGCTGTTGCTGTAGCCGGTAGACCTGTAGCATCCCCCACATTAGCAATGGCCGTATTGAGAAAAAGAAGATCCAACAAAGCATCTTCAAAGGCGTTTGATGCGCTCATAATGTTTACCTATTTGATGGTGTAATGAAGCGGGCTTCCGCTCATGGTGTAGTGAAGGCGTGAGCCGCCCATTGTGTATTCAAGTCCGGGATAAGCTGGCGCTATTCCAGGCTGTGTAAGATCAGCGGATGTAGACAGCGTGAGAGAGCCAACAGCGGTCATAGCGCCTGTAGCGTTTAATGTTGCTGATGTGCCAAACGACAGCCCTACAGTGGCGCTTATTGCGTCTTGTGAGGCTTGGGATAAATCGGCAGAGCTTCCAAACGTGATAACCGAGGAAGCGGCTAGAGTTCCGGCCCCTGTTAATGAGGCAGAATCAGCAAAAGCCAATCCCGCACTGCCCGTTAATTTACCTGTAGCATTTAAGCTGGCAGCAGCAGAGAAAGAGAGTGTCGCCGTTCCCGTTAATTCATAAGCGCCGGATGTCGATAATTCAGCACTTGTGGAGAAAGCGATTGAACTGGTAGCACTTAATGTGCCTGCAGCGTTTAATGCGCCTGTTCCACTAAACGTGAGAACGCTTGTCCCTGATAGTGTCCCTACCGCATTTAAATCAGCAGATGATCCAAAGGATATTAAATCGCTCACCTGTAGCGACCCTATGCCGTTTAATCCAGCACTAGAGCCAAATGACAGGCTGGCTGATCCGCCTAATATTCCTGTAGCGTTAATGTCGGCACTTGAGCCGAATGATAGGCTCGATGAGCCTGCCAGCTTGCCTGTTGCGTTTAGACCTGCTGATGAACCAAAAGACATTCCACCTGTTGCAGTAATATCTGCAACACCACCCGCCATAGTTGGATGGGTGGCATCCACTACCGTGCCATAAAACGTAACCGTTTTACTGTTAACTGTCTCAGTTGTATCGGTGTTATCTAAGCCTTGGTAATGGATTGCTAAGTTGGCGGCGTCAACAGTACTACCACTATTACCCGCAGCTAGACTAACCGCGTCCGCTATAGTTAGGGCGTGGTTTTCCCACATCGTAACTTCAGCAAGAATACAATCGCCGGGAACCGAAATGGTTGATCCTGAGGCAGATCTAGCCCCAAGGTGTAATGTATTGGTGTCGGTACCAGAACCATATCCTGCGCCACTACCTCCATTCAGGCTACCCGTTCCATCCTCGGTAACCGCAACGCCATCTAACCAGACAGTAGCATTGGATTGAATGTTGTCTGCGCCACCAGAGAAGTTTACGGTAACGTTGTACCATGTAGCAGTGCTAAGGCCGAGCAAAACGATACAAGAGCCTGTATCTACGTCTCTGCCCCATGTAGTAGCATTTGTTCCGTTCGGTATGATGAACAGCTTGTCATCCTCTTGGATGACCATAAACCCCCGCGACCCTTCACGGTAACTTAGGCAGCGCTCATACACTGAATTAGTATCAGTAATTTGGATCTTGAAATTAAGAGCGTAAGGGTTTGTGTTCTCAAGGACAGTGCTAGTGTCTATGACTACCTTTGAGCTGTTCCCATCAAAGCTAATAGCCATCTATCTAGCCGCTCCACCATCTAACCATTCGCCCACAGCTCTTAGCTCTATAGCCGTCAGGGTTGTTGGGTGATCTACACCAAAATCAATATCATCAGCATAAGTGTCATCTGTCCTGCCGTCCGTTCTTTTGTTCGCAGCTTTCCAATACAGCAGGCTTTCACGCGCAAACATCGTATTCACATACTTGCTGGTATTAGGGCGCTGTAACCCGTATTTTTTCTTCAGGTTGGTGGTGTTTTCTGCTACATGCTTTCTGTCATCTGGCACAAACTCTTGCAGGTAATCCCACACCAGTTTGTCATAGTCTAAAACCGGCAAATCGACGGTATGGCACCCAGCACATTTACCCTCGAATATGGGCTTAATGTCTTTTTCAAACGTAGGCACAGCGGTAGGCAAAACCAACGGTAAAGGTGGGGCGGCAAACGCCAATGATTGCTCGTAAGGTCTACCCTCTTCACCATGCAAATGGCATCCAGTACACACTCGCTTTTCACCCGGTCTTAATGACTGAGGCAATTGATCGCGCTTAATAATTAAACCGTCTTTGTCCACACCGGCCATGAGGTACGGCATATCACAAGGTAGCTCAACCTTGAAAGAGTTGTCAGCCAATAAAGGGGCATCCCCCAGTAATTTCACAACGTTACCAATGGAGTTCTTAAAGTCTGGGCTTTTGTCGAGATTCGGCAATACTTCATAAAACCGAATAGCTTGAACCTCTGAATGGTCTAAGCCCTTAATCTCGCCGCCATTATTCGCCATTGCGCGGTATCGGCGATTAAACGATGAGTCGTTAAAGTCGTGGGCATCTGTGGCCCCGGCATCTGAACTGATCACTTGACATGACCCGTCATCTGTCTGCGATAGCGCGGCTGTTTGAATAACTCTCGGCCTAACTATTCGACCATTGAATTCATGCCAATCAGGGTGATCAACAACCACCTCTAAATCGTCCATGTTTTCGCTAGGAATCACTGTGGTTTTATACAGCCCTATACTTGAGCCAATATCATCACCTACCTGCCCATCAATAAACGGCGGGGACGTCGCCACCTTGGTACAGTAGCCGCTGCAAACAGTTAATAGGAGCTGGTTATCCGCGTAACCATCGGGGAACCCAATCTTGCCCTGACGCACACCGTTAGCATCTTTGCGGCTTGGCTCATCGTTTGACTTACTCCAAGACGCGACACTGTAAATGCCTGTAGGCAAAAAGTCCGGGGCTGGGCCTTCTACACCGGCAGGCTCGAAAGGGAAACAAGCTATATCACCTAATCCATGATTGTTGGCTCGGTAATAACTACCTATGCAAGCATCCCCATTCTCTCTCTGCCCAATAAAATGCAGGGCTTTCTGGGTTTTGGTTCTGCCTCTGGAATCTCGATAGGCGTTTTTATGACCGCCCAACAGGGCTTTATAATCTGATCCATCTTGGAGAATATCAGCCATCATCCACATATTATTTAATGTGGTAGGCCAATTAATACTGCCATTATTGCCAACATAGGTCAGGTTGTGGCTATACCACAATGAGTTATATCCAACACGCCCATTGGAGAATACAAAGGGGTGCATGGCCCCACCCACCTCGTGTGGGCTTATATCCACTACATCCGAGCCATCGGGCAAGGCCGTAAACAACCGGGGGTCTTGCTTGGCCATCGGTGTAATTTTGTTTAACCAAGGTCGCCATTGCCCATTGCGTGTGCTGGTAAACATGAGCCGACCATCAGGCAACCAGACAGGGCTGGTATCTCTATCCCCAGGCGTATGAGGCCAAGCGATTAATTCTTTTGTTTCAACGTTAATAACATAAATGCGGGAGTCGGCATTCTGACTGCCCAATTGAACGTTGGGTAAGGTAACCCCATTGCTCCACGCGTTCACAAGGTTGTCGGCACTGTACACAGCAAAGGCTATGTGTTTACCATCCAGTGATGGCATAGCATCAAACGGCACACAGGGTCGGGCTTTATCAAAGCAGTCGTATAGTAATTCTTCACTGTCATCTGAATGCTGCAACATCAACTGACCGGGCGCATTAAAGCCGTAGAACTGGGTAGCAACCTCGGGTAATACATCCCACACTTCGGCGTTGTTTAAAACCAACTCGCCCGTTTTAGTGGCAACGGTATGAGGCCCAACAGTGCGGGGAACACGGCTGTAAACCACTGAAATATCATCTGTTGGTGTAACAATAGGCGGCTCTGCTGGCGGCTCTATAGGCGGCTCTATAGGCGGCTCAACAACTGGTGGTTCGACAACTGGTGGAATGACCACATCTTCTGACGTTGTGATAGTTGCGTCAGGCCGGATAACTTTGTAAGTCCCATAGGGAAGGTTCAACACCTTCTCAAGTGCGTTCACCCGCGTTGTAGACCCCGGAACGCCGTCAATAGGCACGCCACCCTCGTCAGCAATAATGAGGTTAGGCCAAGACTGCTCTACCTCGGCAGACACAGCAAATGACAGGAGTAACAAGCAGGTAAAAATTAGCCTCATAACTGGGCGGCCCTCTCGAAAGCATCTTTCGTGATAAGGCTCATCCAGTAACCCGCAACCCGCTGATCAAATATACCGCTATGGCCACCAGCTCTACGGGGGTGGTGAGCGTCCAGCGTGTTAATGTTGTCCACATTTTTATCGCTTCCCACATATCCTGTTGCTCCCATTTGGCCCCAATTTCGTTCCGCTACCCACTTAGAGGAAAACAGTCCAGTAATCCAGGTTAAAAATTTTCCTAGCTTCACCACCCTATCTTCTGGATTCCAGTAAACAGCGACATGCTTGGCATCTGGTGCTGGGTTCATGGCTGAAGGTAAAGCGGGCTGAATACACACCGCGATATCGGGACTAGTTTGATAAAGGTCGTAGCACAGCCGCATAACGGTATTGCCGTTAGAATGGGCAGTCACAATGACGGTGTGGCCCCTCTCTTGAAAATAGTGAATCAGTGTTGATAGCCTGTGTGCTGTGTCAGCGTTCATCTCTCTGGCTTCGCGCACATTATCGGCGTGATAAACCAGAACACGAGAGTCTATGCCTGCATTCTTAAAGGCTTGGTCTATCTGGCCGGAACTGTTTCTGTAATCTTCAACGTTATATCCATGGAGGTGAATAGCAGCTATTGACATTCATCAACCTCCACTCAACTCAAAATGAACCAAGTCATCAAACTTGTTATCACTTACTTTGTTGCTCATATTCCAATCACCGCCCCACCTGATCTGGTGGGATATTCGTCCTTGCGCTTTAAGTGCTGACGCTATCCCCAAAACGTAACCTGCAAACAACGTGAATCGTTCTCGGTCATTCCAATCTATTGGGTAAGGGGCAACATCAGCCGCCATAGAAGGCTCTGAGTTGTGTCTAGAATCTGGCCACCGTGTTTGTGTGTTGTTTTCTAGGTAAGCGGCCATTTGTTCTCTTTGTCCACGATGCCCACAAATCACAGAGCAATCAAAATGCTTTACTACCTCTTCGAACAAAACAATTAAATCTGTGTGGCAGGTGTCGAGCCTGTCTTGTGATGCTTGACTAAAACTAGCCATTTCTCATTCTGCGATCGTGCAATAGCTGTTCTCGCTTGTCGCGTTTCTTTTGGTAGTGGAGTTGAACAAACAACCCAAACACACCAACAGCAATACCAACCAAAACACCTAAACTGGCTATTGCGTCATAATTCTCAGCTAACTTCGCCGTGACACCAGAACCAAGGGCTAGACCACCGCCAAGCTGGGCTGTTTTATGCCCAACGGCTATGACTGTCTGTTCGTGGCCTACATCCATGCTTTATCCTTAGTTTTTTTACAGGCACAAAAAAACCAGCACTAGGCTGGTTTATCTCTGTGCTCGGAACTCGACACTAGGAAATAGTGTCGCATAGTGGGGGGGGGACTGTCAATACATACAGCATGTGTTTTTAAACAGTAGCGCAAACAGTCACATCTGGCCCAATAAGCGGCGCTTAGTTATTAACACGCCACTATAGCTCTATTGCCTTCGACCGTTGTACACGCTTGAATGCCGTAATTGCCGATATGCTCGCTCTACAATTTCTCTTGCTCGCCCCTGTGCTGGTCGTTATGCCGCATCTTTTAACCTTCTCATCCAATCATACAGCGGCTGCTCTGCACTGTTCATCCATACAGTGAGATTGTCGCGTAGAAAATTCCACTTCTCATTATGGTCTTTTCTAAACGTATCTGCGGAGCACCCGAGCACCAATCCTAGCTGCTCTTTCGTGTAACGGCTGCCCTCGCGTGTCTGTACTTGGTTGTTCCAACGGCAATCCTGAATAGCATGGCGCATCAATGTCTCGGTGTTAACCTTCCACACCTGCTTTCTGGGTTGCGCCTTCACAGTAGCACTTAGATAGCAGTACAGGTTTTGCTCAATCAAGAGATCAAGGCGCTTGTCTAACTCTACCCTCTCAGACCAAAGATAATTACCAATATCTTGATACAAGCGAGGAAGGCCGTTAATTACAGTCCCGATGCCCTTTTCATAACGAGGCAATATTCTGCCTCCTGACGTTTGAACTCTAACCATCCCCTTTTCTGGCGATGAACACCTTGACCACTCCCACCATATCTGTCTGCCACTGCGCAGGGGTATATCAAATGCGGAATATGTGGACATATAGGTTCCCATTAAAAGGTTTAAACTTGCTTCTCGGCTTGACTGTTTACGCTTTCTTCTCTCTCCGCCCTGCTAATAAAATCGGCAAACGTCCGCTTTTTCTTACTGAAGATTTTGTCCCAGTTATCGCCGTACTTCTTTTCATCTGTTGGCCTTCTACTGTCGTTCATTGTCTTCACCTTTTAGTCTGTTTGTGACTAGCCTCGCGTACCCCTCAATGTCTCGCCAAGAGTCCAAATGATCCGGGTCGCCATTTAATAATCTGCCAATTTTCGACGCGAACATCTCCATTGATTCTTTCTGGTCGGGCCAGAGGTCTTTCCAGTTTGGAGAATCAAACATGATCTGTTTTATCGACTGCATGATGAATGCGCCATCAATAAAGCTGCCGTAGTCTTCCCCCCTTTGGGCCAGAATTTCCTCTACCCCAACTAAACTTTCTTGATCCATAGTTATCTCCTTATCTGGAAAATAATTTCCGAATGAATATTCGCTCATGCCGCCCCGGCTTAACCTGCATGTCTGGAATCATTAAATGTTTCCTCATACAACCCTCTTCTCGTGGTGCTTGATTAAGGCTGAAAACTCAGCGTCTATTTCCTCAACTTCAGCCCAAGTAAACTTTTTTGGCTCGCCCTTCGTTCTCAGCATTTCATCAACAAAATCACGGCCGTACATATCAATCATGTAAGCTGTGTAGACTGCTTCAGCGTTTCCATACTTCATTCCAAAGCCATTACATCCGGGGCATTGAGTGTGTACGTTTTCCTCTACCAGCTTCCAACGCTTTGATCCACGAGATATGAAGTGGCCACCCTGCATGTCTTTCCAGTGCGCCCATTTAGAACAGGTTACACACTGAACCAAACCATTCTCATTAGCGGCTTTAAGCCTGACCAGTTTCTGTAGTTTGGTGGCGGCTGCATCTACTGCTTGGGCTATAGTTTTTTTCTTCTTAGCCATTAAAAATCCAGCTCTATACGACAAGTCGCAGCACAGCCATCACCTCCACCGCCAATGCCCCCTTGCTCCTGAACGGACAAGGCCGCGCCAGAAACACCAACACCTGTCTCGGAAAAGAACTGGGCCAGTATTCCTGTTATCTCAAACTCGACCATTTTCTTTTTCACTGCCAACTCTTCAATTGTCATTGATAATCGCCTCTCTCATATCATTAATTATTCCGGCGTTGTTGGCTGTGATGATCTACCCTTTCAAGTTTTTTTAGCTTTGTCATCCTAAAACCCCACAACCATATCTAACTGTTCTTTGGTTATCCCTTGGCCGTACCTGTCTATAAACGCCTGAATGACGCGGCCAAACAATTCCCGAAACTCGCCTTCACCCAACTGGCCCCATTCGATTGATTTAGCAATGAACATCTTCTCTCCTGTCTTGGGTGATATAACTTCGTTAAAATGGCCAGCACACATTTCTAGAAATTTGCGCCATACCTCTGGATCATCGAACCCTTCTTGCATATCAAACGTAAGGTTAACGAAGGCGAAAAAGCGTCGATGGTTGCCAGCGTTCCTGCCTTGGGTGTAATCAATCAACCCTTCCCCCCTATCGCCAATCTGAGCCAAAACCTTGACTGCATTCTGGCAAGCAGGGACAAGAGTGTTGCCTTCACGCCTGAAGATGGCCCTCAATCACATATCCCTTTTCGTCAGCTCAACGAAAATCATCACTAGGCCCGCTGCGGCATAAACGGTGGTGGTCGCAGTGTCCCCCAGCACTAAATGAAATGTCGCCAGCACTATACAAACAAAAAACGCCAAACTACTTAGCTTCATATCCCCACCCCTTCTGCGCCTTGATTATCTTGACGACCTTCATGTCGATCTGAATGGCTGCGTCTTTCGGCATGTTCATTATCTGAGCGGCAAAAGGCTTCCAAGCCACCAGCCCATAATGCGAACGGGTCGAAGGTAGTTTTAGGAACTCCACCCTCATTCCCTCGGTCATTCGCCTGAGATCCCCCGGTGATTTCTTGCTGGGCTGTTCCACTCATGCCGCCAACAGCTTTTTAATCAAAAGAGTATCTAGCGTTCTGTTTTGCACCTTCTCCCAATGACTTTGACCGTTGACGATACCAAGCACTCTCTCGTATATCTTTCCCGGATATTTAGCAGCACAGGCAGCAGTGATAGCGTCCTTAACCGTTTCCAGCCTTGCCGCCGGAAAGCACTGCCTGCACCGGCTGTAGTTCAGTCTCAGTGGGTGGGCATCAAACTCAACCAGTGGTTTTTCTTCGTCACACTCAATGCAGGTTTTTAGGTGTTCACTCATGCGAATAGCTCCTAGTAGGAAAGGCGTTTGGCTTTCTGTGGCTGTTCAGACGCAGCGGCGGCAGAGTCTTGGTCTGTCTCTCGCACCGTCCCGTCAATCAAATCGAAATAGACCGTCCCTGTTTTTCCGTGTCGGTTTAGTCGAACAATGGCTTCTGTCAGACTGTCGTTAGGGGTAACGGCATAAGCGCCCTCTCGATACAAGCCTATCCATAAATCGCAGTCTTGCTCGATCTGTCCTGTGTCTCTTGAATCTGATGGCTGTGGCCGTTTGCATGCTCTGGTTTCAAGCTGGCGATTTAACTGGGTCAGCATCAAAACAACGCAGTCTAATTCTTTGGCTAGGTTCTTGAGGGCTTTAGTGATCTGCCCATAACCAATATCGTTTCGCTCTGCTCCACTGGCTTCCATTAGGGTTAGGTAATCAACCGCAACCAGCCCAACCTTGTGTTTTCTGTTGAGCTTTCTGGCCTCTTTCAAGACATGAGCAATTCTTATTCCTGGCGTGTCGTCGATGTGAAGCTGTGATTCGTTAAAACTACCAGCGGCCTTGCAAACGGACTGCCAGTCGTCAGCATCCCTTGCAGCGCGATAAAATATCTCTGGGTTTACATGGGATTGATTAACCATCATCCGTTCATAAATCTGAGCCTCTGGCATTTCCAAGCTAAACACCGCGACCGCCTCTTTCCGGTCTAAGGCGTAGTGCAAAGCAATGTGTGTGAGCATGGCCGTCTTACCCATCTTTGGACGCGCACCAACGACAACCAATGAACCCGCCGGCACACGCTTGGGATATAACATCCGGTCAAGTGCATCAATGCCCAGCGTAAAGCCCCGTGTCTTGCCTTCTAGCCTGTTCTCGACCTCAGACAACCAATCCCTTCCCACATCTTTCGCGTGTCTTAAACCCTGTGTTTTGTTGCGTATGGCGCGATCTTGAATGGCTGACAGTTGCGACTCAGCCAGCCCTAGCCGTTGGTAAATATCGCCGTTCGATCTATCGGTGATTGTGGCAATAGCGTTGTTCAATGTTGATACCGCATATCGTTCAACCGCGTCACACCTAACCAGCTCGGCATAGCTCACGATGTTGGCAGAGCTAGGCACATTGCTAGAAACCTCTGCTAGATAATCCATGCTGTTTGCGCGATAACGCTTATCTTGTTTACTCTCAGCATCAACGGTAAACATATCCGCGCTGCCGTTTCTTTCAGCAATGCGACCAATGGCCTCGAAAGCAATGCCAAGGTCAACATCAGAGAATGACGAAGGGGTCAACATGCCGATCACCTTCTGAGCAGAATCGCCAGAGAGATCGCCCAAGAGCATCAACCCACCAATCACATTTTGTTCAGCCGCGCTCATAGTTACCTTCCAACACTTTGATAAAATTACTTTCGGTAATCAGCCATTCAAAATTGGCTTGGAATTTATTTTCAGTTCTACCCATTAAAAAATCTGACTGTGAAACCTTCTCGAAATAATCCCGCCACCATCCAACCTCTTGGGCAGCCTTAGAACCAAGCCATCGAGACTTAAGATATTTTTTTCGTTTATCAGAAAGGATTTTTACTTCTGGCAAGTTAGGTAATATTTCGTGATACACATCGACAATGTCCTGATAGGGACATGACGGAGCCGAAGGCGTAGTGTGTTTATTCTTATCTAGTCTAGTCTTATCTTGCATGACTGAGTCATGACTAACACATGACGGGATCATGACTTCAGCATGATTGTTTCTGATTTTATCAATTAACTGTCGCATTTTTGGATTGCTTGTCATCGACTTATCAAGACGTTTAGCCATCTTCATGCAAGTCACAACCCCTTGATTCATCTCGAATAATTCAAGTTTAACCATATATGACATCATTTCTTGAACCCGCTCGTAGTGGATGCCGGTGTCATGTGAAATGATTTCTGAGTCGTGTTCTAAATCGAAGTTAATATTGCTTTCATCAATACCATCACAAATTAATTCAAGGCAATACCAATACAGGCCGTAACCTTCCATGCCATATTTAATTCTTAGCTTTTTAAGTTTTGCATCAGCGTTGGCGTTTGCATCGTGTTTGTACCACTTCACAATTTAAGCCTCGCTAGGAGTTCTTTGATAGCTGCCTGATACACTTCATAGGGAAGATTAAGACGAACCAGACGGGCCTTTTCTCTCTCGTATTCTGACCAGCTCATAGCGCGATCAACACCAGCAACAATGACCCAACCAACACACCAATACAGATTCTTTTAATGCTCATATACCAACCGTTTAGTTCGCTATGTCTCATAATTTCACCTAAAAAAAGACCGCCCGAAGGCGGTTAAGGGAGTGGTTATCCTACTTGCGCTAATAGCTGAGCGCGTTCTAGTTCAATCTCTTTTAATCGTTGGTCAACGGACTTCTGACAAACCAGCAACCCCTTCGAGTAAAGCTCGGCCCACTGGTCAATAGCTGTGTTACCGCATATTTTTTGCAGCTTTATTTGTCTGGTGCGGCTCATGTATTTGGGCCGGTCGTTGTTGTCTGCGTTTAACATGCAGTTCAACTCACCAGTGCTAATAATCTTTTTCTCGCCAACGCTAAGAAGCTCAGCAACTACCCGCTGTGTTCTGTGTACTCTTGCGTAACGGATGCAATACCTGAAAGCCGCTTGTTCTGTGGGCAGGTGTGCTATTTCCTCATAAGGCATTTCACGCACTTCACTAGAAATACACCCCATTAATGGCAATGATGTCTGCATGTGTTTGCCCTCGTTTGCTAACGTTTGCTTACGCTTTACTACTTAAATAAAAACCCCTTACGGGACTAAAGTTTTTTAACAACTGGACAGATAGATAATGGTTGGTAACACTTACTCTCCACATAGATATAAGGAGATACATCGTGACTAAACAGATTGAAGTCTGCGGCATGACTGATTTTGTATTTGAGGCAACCGACAACCCTAAAGTGAAAGTAATGATGGTTGCTGACACGAAAAAAAACATTTCGGGAAGCCTTGTTAATCCAGAGGCACTAGGACTGATCCTTGAACAGGCCTTAACACTCGCCGCGCAGTGGTCACAAGACCCGAATTTAGCGATTCATGAGCTAACGGGGCCAAGCCGACACCTTCCGGTAAGTCATGTCTCAGTTTCCATGGTCCCCGATAATCGAGAAGTGCTTTTAAACTTATTTGTTGGTCAAGTTCAGATGTCATATCTAATCTCCATTGACGCACTAATGAGCGGGCTTCAACCCCTACTTTCTACTCTCGACTGGAGCGGAGTTCATGAGATAAAACCCAATTAATCTATCTATCCAATTGTTAAAAAACTCTGGTTATTTGAAGTACCAGAAAACTTTTGAAAACTCTTTAGATACTTGTCTAGTGCAATTCCATTTGGGAGAGGATGGCAACCAAATGGCTAAACAGGTGGCTAAAAGGCTCTAAGCGGCAGTCCTCCTGCCACGTTTAATTTCGTAAAAAGAAGGCCCGCTAGCCTCTATTACGAAGAAGATTTCTCTCTTTGCTTTGATCATTAAGGAAACCGCGCCCTGGGTTACACCCATGACTTCAGCGGCTTCAGTTTGTGACCGCTCTTCGCAGAACTGCTTAAGTGTTATTTCTCTCATGTGACCTATATTAGTTTAACTAATTAAGGTCGTCAATAGTTTTGCTAATTGAATAGTATATTAGGTTGGCTAATAATGAGAGACATGACGACAACTAAGCGTGGCACGACCACAGAAGAGAAAAAACGCGAAGGGGCTTTTATTAAGCGCCACTACCTCGCGGCCAAAAAGTCCGATCCCGGTCTATCGCAAGAGAGCCTTGGTGGAGAAATGGGCGTAACGCAGACCTTGGATTGCCTGGTTAATTCTCCAGCGCCCTCTATGCAACAAATCAGCCTCCTCCCCCACACATGGGAAAGAAACCGCCAGCACTAACAACAAATATTTCCTTATCATCCATCGACCCTCTTTGCCTATCAGTGCAGCTTCAACTCTACCACCAACCCATTAAAATAATTATTAGTAAAACTATTGACTAATATAATTAGCTAAACTAATATTACCCCATACCAGCCTAAACGGAGATGGGGAAATGAGATTAAAAGAGCTACCACATACTGACCAAGAAGTAGCTTATCCAATCATCGAGAAGATACACAGCTATCACGGTTCTTATGATTTGTTGAACTTCGCCAAAATGGATGACAAGCAAACAGACAACTATATAGAAGTCTGGTTTGCCAACATGCCAGCCCACCTACTCGAAGATGTTTACCACAACGCCATGCTTGATAACACGATGGCTAAAGACACCATTATGCAGCTTTACACGTCCCCTAAGGATAAGGCAGAGACAGAGAAAGAGTTGCTTAGAAACGCATTTAGACGGCCTCACAACAACCCACAAGACCAGCAGTCATGGGCGCAAAGAATTGAGGAATGCGTAAATCATTTGTTAGCAGATACATGGAGCGATGTCGGATGAAATACAAAAAAAGCATAGAGGCAATGTTTAAAGCGGGCCGCGTGAGAGCGACGGCAGTAACACCCGACCATGTAAGAAATGCGGAAAGATATATCAATCTGGCGGTAGCACGCTGCGAAGAAGAACGGCCACCCTATTACCTAGCGCAAGCCGCCTACAACGACGGTTTGAAAGGGTTAAGGCATCCTAGCCATAACGGTGTAGCGTGATGAAAATAGATGAAAAGTATTCAGTTAGCACCGACAAGTATAACTGGATTATCACAGAGACTTACTTAGGAAAAGACAAAGACGGTAATGATAAAAGTCATACCAGAGACCATTTCTTCCCTCGGTTGAGCTGGTGCGTTAACTGGCTGATTAACAATAACTGTAAGCAAGCAGAAACGCTTGAAGAAATAAAAGCGGAGCTGCAAAAGGCCGAAGAAATTTGCCTAGATGTTTTGCACAAGGTTCCAAAGTTTTAACAAAGGCACAAGTGAGCCTATAGGAGAGAACAATGGCTAATCTAGATTTATGGGAAAAGGTTTGCAAAACCGACCCGGATTATACAAAGCACGTTGCCCAGCGTGGCGGGTATACCTCCATTGCCCCCCAATACCAAATCAAAGAAGCGACAGAGCACCTTGGCCCCTACGGATCTGGATGGGGGTTCGAATCATGTGATCTTGATTTTAGCCAGCTAGAAGCTACCGGCCTCGTGGTTGTTAGAGCTGTATTCTTCTATGTGTTAGGCGAGCGTCACACCTTCCCTATTAACAACTCATGGCCAGTAAAGCTTGGCTCTGGGGACAAGGCTAGGGTTGACCCAGAATTTGCCAAGAAAGCTGAAACAAACACGATGAGCAAGGCTCTTTCTAAGCTTGGCTTTAGTGCTGATGTTTTTCTTGGTGAATTTGATAACCCTGATTATGTCGAGGTTGTGCAGAATCAATACGCGCTAGAAAAAGCAGAGAACAAACTAGAAGAAAAAGCCAAGCAGGAAGCCCAGTACAAAGAATGGGTTGATAAGTCTGTTAACACAATAAGCACAGCTATCAGCCTTGGCGAACTAAAGGGTATTTACCAGTCGTTGATTAGGAAGGCTGGAATAACTAAAGATATTGTGGCGGTTAAAGTTTTCACTGACGCAAAAGACGCAAGAAAACTAGAGCTGGAGGCTGGAAATGACGCATCTGTATCAGATAACAGAGCAGCATAGAGAGCTTCAAGTACTGGCCGACTCTGAAGAAATTACAGCCGAGGCAATTGCGGATACTTTCGAGGCGCTTGAGGGCGAATTCAAAGAGAAGGCTTTGTCAGTGGTTCATGTGATCGAAAACATGCAGTCAGATGTTGATTCCGTAGACCGCGAGATTCAACGCCTAACCAAGAGAAAAACAGCCCTAGCTAATAGGCGAGATTCTATCCGCGAGTACCTTAGAGGCAATATGGAGGCATCTGGGATAATAAAGATCGAGTGTCCACTGTTTGCCATTACTTTGGCCAAAGGAAGGGACGTTGTTTTCATTGAAGACGAGGATCTTATTCCTGATGAACTGGTAGAAGTCTCCGTTATTAGCAAGCCAGACAAGCGCGAAATATTAAAGCGGTTAAAGGCTGGCACTGATGTACCTGGCGCAAGAATAGAAAAATCAAAAACTAGCTTGAGAATTAAATAAGGAGCACACATGGCACGCGGAATTAACAAAGTCATTCTAGTAGGAAACCTCGGCAATGACCCAGAGAAAAAAGCTATGCCAAGCGGTAACGCTGTTACCAATATAACCATAGCAACATCTGAGTCATGGAAGGATAAGCAGACCGGACAACAGCAGGAACGTACCGAATGGCACAGAGTAGTTTTCTTTAACCGTCTGGCAGAAATAGCGGGCGAGTATTTAAAGAAAGGCTCCAAGGTTTATATCGAAGGTTCGCTTAGAACAAGAAAGTGGCAAGACCAAAGCGGCGCTGATAGATACACCACTGAGGTTGTAGCCAGTGAGATGCAGATGTTGGATTCGCGTGGAGATGCTGGCTCTGGGGCGGGGAGTTCCCCGCCGAACGTGAATGGTGACGGCGACCACCAACCAGCAGAGTCGCCAGCTAATTTCGACGACTCTGAGATTCCGTTTTGAGGCAGGTAGGGGAAATAATCAAGCCGTTAATTAATATCCCTGAAAGCCTTGGTGAATGCTGGGACTGGCAGGGAAAAGTTAACAAGGCGACAGGGTATGGGCATAAGCAGTTAGGAGGAAAAACACTCCTTGCTCATAGATGGGTTTACTCCATCTTTGTTGGCCACATCCCACAGGAAATGGTTATAGATCATTTGTGCGGAAACAGAGTTTGCGTCAACCCAAAACATCTTGATGTGGTTAGTCAGCAAACAAACTGTCGGCGCGGAGAAGGAGCCAAATTAACGGTAACCCAAGCCAAAGAAATAAAACAAAAGCTTCAGTCTATTAAGTGGGGCCAGAGGGGAAAGCTAGCAGAAGAGTATGGAGTATCTCCTGGCCTTATAAGTGACATCAAATACGGCAGAGCTTGGTCTGACGTTACATTCTGAGGCATGGATATGAAACCATTACTAATACTAACCGCCCTACTCCTAACAGCCTGTAGTGATTTTGATGCAGATATACAAGAGCTAAAGGATAGGGGGAAGCAAGAGATAGTTAACGAGTGTCAGGACAATGGCTATTTTAAGTATGGAATACTGACATTTGGCTGCCACCAGATGTTCGTGGTGGGGGAGTTAAATAAATGAACAGAAATTTACACGTAGCAACAAGCCCGCTCACCGGAACTATTTTTGTAGGAACAGTTTTGAAAGACGGTCGAACATGGGGAGCGAACAAACAGGATGTGACGATTGAAGCGCTGGTTGCTGTTGCGGAACATGCAGTTCATTTTGGTGAGAAGACGGGTAAGGCAATTGAGATACGAAGGCCCGATGGTACTCTGGAATACACGATAAAGGTTAGCCAGGAGAGCGCATAACCCTGAGCACACGGGCGGAGCGTAGCGGAGTCCGCGTGCTGTGAATTGTTATGCCGGAGACAGACATGATAGACAAATGCATACACCCAGATTGTGAGTGTCTGGATTATTGCGAAGCAGTAGACCCGCACTCGAAAACCCCGACAGTTGATTGGGTGGAAAGAAAATCGTTGGCCGAAGAAAATCTGCGCACATGCTCCCCTGATGACCGCAAACATTGGAGAGCGTGCCTGGCCGAAGCCAATGACCATATTGGAATTAGCAGGTAGTGTTGGCCGATGACCCCAGCACCGCACAGCGGGCGCGTTGCCTACAGCCACGGCAGAGCGGATTCTGCGCCGGAGACGTAACCGGCATAACCCTGAGCTAACCGGAGAACGGAAATGAGTGAAACGAATTGTAGTGAGTCCGTGTTGAGCGACTTGTTAGCTGTGATTGAGCCACAGCCGCCAAAGGGTATTAGATATATATTGGGCGGAGAAACCTGGCTGCCGAAAGAGAAGCAAAGCCCGGTTAGACTGCATTGTGAGGAGTGGGGAAACCTTGGGCCCATGGAGCTTGACCCAGAAATAAAGCAAAACAAGGCCGGGTTTAGAGTGAGATCATCAGACTTTTTGGCCCCAGAAGGTGCTCATGGCTACACGCAAGTTGATGGCATTTATTATTGGACAAAATCTAGCTGCTATGAGCTGTACAAAGCAGAAAACAGCTAACACTGCGATTCAGAGGTAATTTACCTTTCTAACGGTAATGAGGAATTGAAACCATGACAAACGTGAACGAACAAACTGAACCAGCAGAAGGCGAAAAAGTTAGTGTGCCTGATCTGTTTCGTGTGCGGTGGTGGGTACAGGACACAATGGAGAGCGGGCACTGGGAGGTGTCTGGTTTGGTTGGACTAAAAACGGCGCAGCAATATTGTCGATGCGGGCACTATGAACAAGCTGGGATTGTGCTTGATGAGGAGGGCTGGCCACCCTATGAAGGGGATTGGTGGGCACACTAACCGCTACCTAATTTGCGTAGCGAAGCGGAGTCAAAATTGAGGAAACTGTTATGACGGATGCAGAACTGATAGCGCGGCAGGCAAAAGAAATTGCCGAATTGAAACTGCTGACAATTGAGTTGCAGGGCAGGATAGACAGGGCGCTCGGGCAAATTTATTGTATTGGTGGCCCACTTAATGACAACGCAAGGCGGTACAACAAGGAGCAGCTTGCGGAATGGTTTCGGGTTAAAGAACGGCTTGAGTCATAACGACCAGCATAACCGGAACGAATGGAGCGCAGCGGAATGAGTGTCCGCGTTAATGCGCTTGTTATATTTTTGAGGTGATTTATGGCAAAACTGAAAAGGATCTGGATTGAACGAGACTTGGCCGATATTGGTTGTAAAGAGGCTATCCACATTGCTTGGGATAATGATCGACACCAAAGAATCGAATTAGAAGGGGATACACCGAAGGACATGATTAAAGCGCTGGACTTTGCTGTAAGGCTGCTTAAATCAGAATTTAAAGGCAATGAAATATAACACGTTATTAACCGAACTTAGCGGAGTTTTATAAATAATGAATTATATATGCAAAACCAATTTAAATAGGAAAACCACTATGAACTACGGCGGAACACTCGAAGAAAACAAAGAATGCGCGCTTGAAGACATTGCACTGCAAGTTGACCGAATTGACAACTTACTGGCAAGTATGTCTATGCCGATTGATAACTCAATTCATGTTGAAGCTCTAAAAGAGGCATTACCGGAGATGAAAGGTCCGCTAATACAGGCTTACTTTGAGCTGGGCGGTGTGGATGTGTGGGGCATATAACGAATTAGCTCAGTGGAGCCGCCACTGAGTGACTATTGAAAACCGGACGTTCTCGGCTTCCACTGAAGCGACTGGTTATACATTTTGAGGTGAGTTATGGAAACAAAAGAAATATTGAAACTGAAGATTGAAAGTAGCGATTTTGACAAAGACCTTACAATAGCAGGATATTTCAAACTACTACTAACAGAACTCTGGAAAGAAGGGGAATGTTTCAGCGGAAAGCGACCATTTGGCAATAGCGGGTGGGAGTACGACGTTTACAGGCCGCTGATAAAAGCAGGGGTTATTAGCGGTGAGCTAGATGAATATGACTGCGTAGAAGATTGCGACAGGAAAGAGGCAGACGGCAAAGTCTTGGAATTGATTGAAGCCGCCTTGGCTGTATAACCCTAAGCTCACTGCGCGAACGAAGCGCCAGCGTAGTGAGTCCAGTGCAGCGTGTTGTTATGGCTTTTTACTATGAGACGACTAATTTATTTTGATGAAAGGGAGATGCTGCTTTGTGAATGGGCGCGCGAATATAGAATGAAGCGGCAAACGTTAGCGCGGAGATTAAACTCTGGCTGGAATATTGAAACCGCATTGACACATCCCGTCCGCGACCCAATAAACATGGATGCAGAAACCGCCAGAATCATTGGCGAGGAATACTACAATTCAGTGCCTTGTAGAAAATGCGGATGCAAAATCAGGAACACTAAAAAAGGCTATTGCCCAGTTTGCAAAAGAAGCAAAGCAAAAGAGGATTACCGTAATGCAAAAACTGCTTGATTATTTTTCACCACACCGACGAATTGCAAGGAAACTGCGATGGCTGCAACACTATGCAGGAAAGCATTATTACACTATTGCAACTGGCAAATTTGGAAAGATGGCGCAGGACTTTGAAAGGTTTGAGCCATAACCCTGCGAACACGGGTTTATCCCGTGCTTTGCGTTGTTAGTGTGTAACCAACTACGAAGGAGAGAGAAATGCTTGAAGATTTGATTAAGTGGCTAGAGCAACAAAACCCTGAGTTAACCGTGCCTCACGGGTTCGGGGAACCTGACAGCTATCGTGGATATTATGATGAAATTGCATTCGCGCCAAAAGAAAACGTGACCTTTGGAGAAATGCTAGAACATGCGAAGAGTGCCCTAGGTGCAACCTTCACCGGCTACAAAGGTGGCGAACACACCATTTGACCGAATTGACAACTTACTGGCAAGTATGTCTATGCCGATTGATAACTCAATTCATGTTGAAGCTCTGAAAGGGTCTTTGCCAGAAATGAAAAGTAAGCGGAATAAGCATTGCGGTTCTACCCACTACCTTTAACCCTTAACCCAGAGATAACCGGTCATGGATTTATATTATAGGTTCTGGTGCCACTACGACGCTAAGCAGGGATGGGCCAAGGTGTACTGGTGTAGCAATAAAGTTTGGTACCAAGAAGATGGTGGTTGCCTGTCTCTATCAAGGCTGGTGCCACGCGATATACGCCTAGCAACCATGCTTGAGTTTTAACCCTTAACCCAGAGATAACTAAGGAGCCGCAACAATATCAGTCCCATCATAATAATAACGACCTACTGTCGAGGCTAAAATTGCTACGCCGGTTTGCCCTGTTATTTTAAGGGTGAGCGTTTGGGCTGTTGAGTTCTTGATGATTCGCTCTGGGCCTTTAGTGGGAAAGATAACGTCACGCCCCGTGGTTAATGCTACGGTTGAATCTGTAATCGCGAGCACTTTGTGGAACCCTTGATCGGCCGTTAGCGTTAGGTCTGCATCTGAGGTGAAGTCTACCGTGATCCGGCCTGAAGATGCTTTCTCTAATGTATCGAAATACTCATTGGCCAGCACATAATTAGCCAGCCCATTTGCCAGTAGTGTCATCCCTAAAAAGGTACTTGTGCTCATAGTGTTATCTCTGCTACATATCCACGCCCTACAATGGCGGACATCTGGTAGACGCGGAGGGTTAAGGTGGTCTGGTTGCTTCCCCAATCAGTGACTTGATTGGCAGATGTGTACTGAACTGCTGGCGTGGTCGACGTTAGCGTCCTGACGACAGTCGCCCCATTCATAATGTCAATTTCATAGCTCTCTGAATCCTCACCAATGGGCGCCTCTACGCCATTTGTCCACCAGCTACTTGATAAGCGTGATCTTCTTAACCACGTTAAATCCCAGTTATCAGAGCCATCAATAGACCCGTCAAGCTGAACAGGAGAAAGAGGCTTTTTATTCACGCCTAAATAGGTGAAAGCTGTCTCTTGTACGGAGTCAATATTCTTGCCAGACGTTAATCCTTTATAGAGCCTCTCTGCCCCGATGTCAGAGATGTTGGCCGCAATAAAGGCGGCATCTGCGTCGCTGAGAAACACAAACACATCACCATCAACGTGGGTGCCGGTATATTGCTCTGTGCCTTTAGCCCCCCGCACAAATGTATCAAGGGTATACGATCCATCTGCATTTAATGTGGCGTTGGCAAACTGGATTAATTCCATGCGGCCAGGAACACCATAGGCGGCCCAATTCATACCCGTTAACATTTGCTCTTGGGTGATCGAGGATATGAGCATATCACTACTGTAAAAATCTACAGTTAATGTGTTGACTCGATCAATCACAGCGCCATCGTTAACAGGTAAAGAACCCCTACAAATACCCGCCGTGACCGGGCCTCTAAAGCTCTGGACAGACTTCCACGTCTGACCACTATCGACGGATCGCGTAATTGACCCGCCCGGCCAGCTTGAAGTCTTACCGCTTAACGCTCCGGCAAAACCGGGCTTGTCGTCTTCATCCCTAATTAAAGGAATATCCAATAAATGCATAATGGACGCGCCCGCATATTTCACGACGGTATCACCGAGAACACCTTGACCGCCTACCGCGTTTTGAACATGAATAGCGGCATCATTCACCACACCCTGGCATTGCACACGGCCATCGGCTAAATGATTTACTTCCGTCAATTTTATTTCATAAGTAGCTTCAGGCGCGGGAATGGTAATAACGTCAGCAGACTCTAGTGCTTGGTATGTTTGAGGCAAGGTAAAGGTATTAAACCGTTGTCGCTCTGTCCATTTGCGATCAATCTCATGGTTAGCCAGTTGCGCTGCTTCGTCCACAGTAAAAACAATGGCGAGGTCATAAGATTCAATACTCACCGCTTGCGAGGCTAATCGCTCAATAGACGGCTGAACGTTCTTATTGTAATTGCGATCAGCATCGAGAAAGCCAATATCAACCCGTTTGGGTAGCTGCTTTGCCATCTCAAATGTTGTTGATAATGCAGGGCTTGGGGCAGAACCAGCCGGTCTACAATCCAAGTCTTCGTAATCAATGGTCATCACGGAAGACTGACCACGAGCCACACATCTTAATTGATACCCTGAGTCTACAACGTCAAAGTGATAACCCGCCATCAAGGTCTCTATCGCTGTGCGAATAGGCTTAAGGCCCGCTGTTTTAAAGCCTCTCACCGTGTCAGTCAGCAACGTAACGTCAATATCTGACGGCTCAATTAAAGAGGAGGCCTCCATTCTTTCTCTGACGACTGCGGCGAGGGATTGGCCGCCGCCATTAGGGGTCGGGAGTCGCCAGCTTTGTACATTTCCTGATAAGGTTGATCCCGCGATATACCGAAACCGCGTAAGAAGATTTCCCCGAATACTAAAATTAAGACTGGCGTAAGCGCCTGAAAAATCGCCAATAGGGACAACTACAGGGTCGGCCTGATAACCCTCTTCAAATAAAATGGGGTGATAATGGTCGTTAGGTGCCGCCACCGTTCTGGTTTGCACCCATAACAGCCCAGTAGAGTCATCAAACATAACCCGCGAGGCGTTACCAAAGATGTCAGTGCCGAAAGAGACCGCCATGCTACTTAACAAATTAAGGTCGCTATCGTATTTCTTAACTAGGGTTTCACTGACGGCATAGATATTACCAGAATCATCGACGGCAATAAGAGCAATGTCTGATCCATAAACCACGCTGTTCAATCCGACATAGATTTTCCAGGGGGAAACAAGGTCGAAATAATAATAGGTTCCATCCTTTAGGTAATATCGGCCAAAACTACTAAAGCAATTAAAGGTAATGCCGCCACGGAGAAGGTCAATTTGCGCTGTTGTGAGAGGGCGAGCGTCTGGCGGGAACCCCTCTACATCAGCCCACCCCTCGGCAGCTCTTGGCACAAAAGCACCGGGGCCATCGTTTTCTGATGAGAGAAGAAAAGGCTGGGTCTCTAGCCCCATAGCATACGACCAGCCGTCTACTGGGTCGGTGGTATGTTCTACTGCATAAACATACGCCGTACCATTACTTAAGTGTGGCGCATTAATGTAAATGGCAGCGCCTGGGCGGTCTCTTTCTTCTTCATGCAAAAGCACAGGATCGGCGCTGCCATCACCAACAATTAATTCAGCCTTGACCTCCATGCCAGGGATACTATTGCCGTAATCCTTCAACGGCATGTCGTACACGAATAAGACTGTGTAACCACGCCAGGCTGAAGCTCTGCCAGCCCCCCTGTCTGCTTCGTAACGGGGGTCAACTGGCTGATCATCCATTCCCGGGTACAGTCGCACCGTCCCACCAGTGGGGTTAGTGTTCAGGCTGGCTTTTAATAAGCCGGTGTCGGCCTGAAGCGAGAGCGTAGGAAATATTTCACCCGAGGCAGCAGCCGTTGCCAAATCTTCGGTTAAGCTGTTTGACACTAAATTAGGCCCAAACCATAGCCTACCTATGCCATCGACGGGGTGGTCAGCCAGGATAATAGCCCCTGTCCAGAATGCTTCGTCGTTCTTCGTTGTGCCAGCATCGCCGCCTTTACCGCCCTCATTATCGGTTTTAACAGGGACAATTTTTCTTTCCCCCCCCTCAACCCAAACGACACTCCCGACCGCAGGAAACTTGCCATTACCGCGATTAATGGGGGCTCCATACTCCGACGTTTGAGCTGAGGCATCGTCGATTTTTAAACCCTGTAAATCGGGGCCGGGAGGTGGATCCAAAAAACCACCGATAGCGGCTCCGTATGCGGCGCCTTGTAGTGTAGCGAAAAGGTTTGCACCAGCAGGGCCACCATAAACAGCGGCAACGACACCACCAACAGCAGCGCCTATTCCTTGACCTACACTCATGGCACAATCCTATAGACGTGTTTAAGTTGGGGAAGCCAGGGCTTGAATGATTGCTCGGTGACACAGCCTGTGTCTGAATAGGCGTGAATCACGTTCTCTCCCGTATAGATGCCGATATGTCTGGGAGCCGTGGTGATACGGAATAACACAACGTCACCCGCTGATAATTCGGGCAGGGGGATTTCTTCAAGATGGGGCTGTTCAGATAAGCCTTTTTCTAGTAGCCCTTGATAGGGTCGTTTGGGGTAGCCTTTCTGATCTTTATAGGGCAGGTTTAATCCTTTCAAGACGTGAACCAGTACGCCCGCACAATCCAGCGCCAAACGACAAACCCTGCCTTGGTGGAGAAAAGGCGTACCCATACATTCGCGGGCAAGCGCAATAACGGCATCAGCTTGTGCCATGTTTGGAATACTCCTCGCGGGTGATAACGTCAGGCATGGCGTTACAATTGATGTTGTTATTAAACTTGGTGTAGCAGTCGCCGTCTCGAAGGTGGTCACAGCCCAGATGAGCTTCATATTCGTCACCGATTTCGATGGTGTAATAGGCCGCTAGATGGGTGGTGATGGTTCCGTCCGCTAAGGAAGATTTGATTTCTGTAGAACGCAGTCCGGCATTTGCCCCGGTTTTCCACTTCACCGAGCCGTAGTTGAAATAACCTTCGGCTTCGGCACGTGAAGAGTCTTGCCACACTTTTTGGGAGGTGACGCTGGTAACGGCTCCTGTGACAATATAATCACCGATAACGGGGCCATCGGGGGCCGCTCTAGGCCCAGAGCAGCGAGAGCGGTCTGACGCAATAACATCACCATCTAAGGTTTCATCAAAAAGGACATAGGTACATTTCGCGCACACCTCAGAGCCGACGGTTTGATTGAGAGCGTCCTTCAAACTCATATGCTCTAATTTATAAACCTCATCTTGGATTTCACCCGCACCTAAAATGACCTTTCTTAAAGGTTCTTCATCCTTAACCGGGGCAGCAGCCCATGAAGTTTTAAAGGCATAACCCTTGGCGTTATCCAAGAGACCGGAAATTAGCTGATTTCTCGTGATACCTGTGGCATCAAAGAAGCCTTGAGAATCGAATACAGAGGGCGTTAGGTCGGCAGTCCCAGAAAGGTCGGAAGGTTTATAAAAGGGGTCGGCAACATAGACATCGCCATTGGACATAACAACATCATGGGGATACCAGGCAAAGCGATAGATTTCACCCGTTACCGCTTCTATTCGAGCGCAGTAAAGTGGCGTTTCTGGATCAGCAACGGAGCTTTTCATAGGCAATAAAAAACCCGCCGTAGCGGGCCTTAGTTATGAGGGGGATTAAACGTCGAGCAGTTCAGCAATAGAGATGGAAGCCGCGAGGACTTTGTAGTTTGAAAGCGAGACGTTGTTAAGGTCGGTTTCAAACTCGCAAGGAATGTCGTAATAACACCCCGCCGTAACGACTTCGCCCGATTGAGGCGCGGTATTTGTCACGCCACCAGACGTGTAGGCAGTAAACAGAGTGCTGTCTATATCAACAGTGACCGTAGTGGCATCAGCAGACAGCACAGCAGCCCTTAGACCATTAATCTCTGTCATGCCTGCAACGGTAGAGATATGGATAGAGTCGCCTGCTACGCGACCGTGTGCGGCTCCTAGTGTGATAACCGCTTGAGAGGCTTGAGTGATGCCTGTAATCGTGTTTTCGCTATCAGCCGCAAACGTGACAAGGCCGGTTGTTATATCGACCGTCCATCGCGTTACGTCTGGGTCTGGGTCGGTGCTGACCTCGATAATCTGGCTGGGGTTGCCAAAGTCATCGCGTATGCCTACTAGCACCGTATCGGCTACAGGTTTTAACACTCTGCGCCTAGTCGAAGTAGAAACATCCTCATCACCAAACCATCGAGTGATTTGATAGATTAGGCCTGAAGTATTAACGGCTTTTTGGTCGTTATAAGTTGGCACATCTTTATAATTATTGGTGGAATAGTCTTTAGGGTGCCGCGCCCTAAACCCGCCAAACATGCCGCCGACTCGGTTAAAGAAGTCAATCAAGGACAGAATAATGACATCTTCTACATCGAGCAGATTGATATCTATTCTCGCCGTGGGATAGGGGTTCATTAATTTCTTATACTTCTTTCCCCCCCTGACTTCCGACGCGTCTACGTCATAACCGCCGGAGAACGTAGAGCCGTATAACAGTTTTTCCGTGAGCCGTTCTTCTAAAAACATCAGGTATACCTCGCCGCGCCGCCAATTCTTCGTGATATATCGCGACCCATTTGCCCCGCTGCCCTGTTGTCGGTGTTTCTGTCACCTGTGCCAGTGTAGTTGATGTAAATGGCGTTGCTTGTACCGCCTAAAGACTGGCCTTTGGTGTGGTCAACCACGGTTTCATTTGGGTGAACCATCGACAGGAACCCGCCGCGACCATCTAGTCCGCCAGTTCTTGATCCAGCTCCGGTATAACCGCCGCCTTCAAAGCTAAACAGTCCGTCGAACAGCTTGCCGAGGTTCCCGCCTTTGTTGTCTTTGCCACCAAACCCGATCAGATGAAGGAAGTCGGCCGCCGCTGCCTGCGCTGCCATATTGACAAGAAGCTCTCCGAACGAATTGAGAACATCGTCAAAGCCGCCCTTAAAAATAGATACGAAGCCATCTGCAACTACGTTTTGCATCCCTTCAGCTAAGGCTTCGCCAATCTTGTCTATCTCTTTCGCTGCCTCTTTAATTTCTTCAAGGTCTTTAGCAATACGGTCTTTTGTTCTGCTTAATGTTTCTGGCGAGATCAGCCCTTTATCAGCCAGCTCTGTTGCTCTGGTTAACTCTATATTGAGCTTTTCTATCTCAGTGGTTGCGCCTTCGATAAACCTGTTTGCGTCCGCAATATCTGTAAGCCACTGCTCATTAGCGCCCGTTGCATCATCAAGTCGTTTCTTATAAATCGACATAACGTTATTAAATTCGGACTGTGAGATTTTCTTGGCATCAAGCAGGGCTAAGGCTTGTGCCTCACTATCGAGATACGTTTTTAAGGCTGGCTGCGCTGCGGTAATGGCCGAACGAATGGCCGCTGCTTGTTTTTCTTGATCTTTGGCAAGCTGTTCTGCTAGCTTCGCAGCTTCAGCAAGTTTGATGGCTTCCGCTGGGTCTGTTTTGATGATGGCTGAAGG